CCTAAAGATGAAGAAATTATTGTTTTGTCTATGTATGATGGCATTGGTACAGGCAGATATTGCTTGGACAAAATGGGGTTTACGAATATAAAATATTACGCCTATGAAATTGATAAATATGCTATCGAAATAGCACACAGTAACTTTCCTGACATTATACAATGTGGCAATGCCTTTGATTTGAGAAATGAAAACTGGAAATCTCCGGTTCATTAAATTTGATTTTCGATTTGAACATTAGGGAAAAGTAGCGATTTATCCGTTCTTTTTCACGGTGTTTCAAAGAATCTATCATTACATAGTTAGAGGTGATTGAGAGATGGAAAACGTCGATACTTGCGTCTGTTGTGGCAAAATCATACCTGAAGGCAGAATGGTTTGTCACAAGTGTTCAGAACCAGAACATAGCACATCATATACACAACAACCAACCTTAAATGATTATGAAAATTTAAGATGGCATCAAAAATTAGCGTTGAAATTATATTATGTGTTATTAAAACAATTATCCCGAAAGGGTTTACATAGATATCTTTGAATGAAAGGAGGATGCTGAAAGTGGATATACAAGCATTAAAAGATAAATTCTTGAGTATTTGCAAAGAAAAAATAAATAGAGAAGGCATTAATGAACTTATAGATTGGCTTGAGAAAAGCGATTTCTTTATTGCTCCAGCAAGCACAAGATTTCACGGTTCATATGCCGGTGGGTTGGTTTTTCACTCATTGAATGTGTATGAATGTTTATTGCGAATGGCTAAGAAATATCCAGAATTAAATATCAGCGAAGAAACTATAGCGATTTGTTCATTGTTTCACGATTTATGCAAAGCCAATTATTACAAAGTTGGTACAAGAAACGTTAAAGATGAAGAAACGGGTCAGTGGTATAAAAAAGAGGTTTATGAAGTTGACGAAAGGTTTCCGATTGGTCACGGTGAGAAAAGTTGCATTATAATTCAATGGTTTTTGAAAGAGTTATCCGTTGATGAATTGCTTGCAATAAGGCACCATATGGGTGGATTTGATGCAGCCGTGAAGGGCGGAGATTTTTCTATGAGTAAAGCTTATGAGATGTGTCCATTGGCAGCAATGCTGCACTTGGCTGATATGGAAGCGACATATCTTCTCGAAGCGGAAGAAGGAAATGAGGTTAAGTAAAATGAGCAAGAAGACAGTATGTTTATTGTTGTCAGTTATAGCATTGATTGCCGTGTTATTTTTATCAGGATGCAATCAGCAGATAATTGATACTACATATTCGTTTGACAGTGCAATTATTGCAATGCCAGATGGTTCAACTGTATCAGGAAAGGTTGAATCTTGGAAGGATTATTCGGATTCCGATGCAATACAAGTTAAAATTGATGGAAAGACATATTATACCTTCTTAGACAATGTTGTTTTGATGAAGTAAAAAATTTTTTCCGTTCAATGCAATTATAAAGAATAATAAATGGAGGGCTATATGGCTGAAGAACTTAATATTTATCAAAAACTTGCAAAAATCCGTAAGCCTGTTGAAATTTTACAGAAAAATAAAGATGGGTACGGTTATAAGTATGTAACCGAAGACGTCATTCTTTCAAAGATAACAGGATTAATGGATAAGCTTGGTGTTTCTCTTGTGCCCAATATTGTTGGTGGTACTACTCAGGTAGAACCATACAGCTACACAAAAACAAAGTCCACGAGGGATGGAAAGATTTATGAAGATAAAGTAAATGAAATTCTTGTTCATTGCGATATGGAGTGGCATTGGGTCAACAATGATAAACCTGAAGACAGAGTTATCGTACCGTGGGCTATGGTAGGTCAGCAATCTGATGCAAGCCAAGCTTTTGGTTCAGGACTTTCTTATGCTTCAAGATATTTTATGCTCAAGTATTTTAATGTTGCTACATCGGATGACGATCCTGATAATTGGAGAAATGAACAAAAGCGTGCTGAAAACTCTGAAAACAGAGAAATAGCTGCACAGATTATTGAACAGGTTCATGAGTTAGTTGTTAATTATCTTGAAGTAAAACCCGACGATAAGGCAACTGTTGCTACTGTTGTTAAGAAGTATGCTAAGAGTAAGAACGGTAAAGCAAGTGCAAATTATTACGACATAGAAGACCCGGTTGTTGCTGGAAATCTTCTAAAAGAGATTACAGAAAAATTTTCTATTGACAAGGAGAAATAATACATATGGGATTTAGAACTGGTGCTTATGCTTCCGTATGGGAAGTTAAAGAAGGCAGAGGAAATACGATGTCAGTACGTTTATCCATAAGCAGAAAGAATAAAGAGGGTAATTACGAACAGGATTTCTCAGGATATTGTACTTTTATCGGTAATGCAAAAGCAAAAGCTGAGAAGTTAAAAACAAAGGAAAGAATCAAGCTTGGCGATGTTGATGTAACAACTTGGTTTGATAGTAACAAGGGTAGAGAATACGTGAATTACAAGGTTTTTGACTTTGAAATGGCAAATGGCTCTACTGGACAGAATAATGATACAAAGCCTGTAAAGACAGGTGCATTAGACGATAATCCAATTGATGGTGTGTCTGACGAGGATGATTTACCGTTCTAATTAATGGATAAGAGGTAGCAATAATGAACTATTCTCACATCATTGATAATATGCTTTGGAGCTACTCTCGTATCACTACATTTGAAGATTGCCATTATGGATTTCTATTAAAATACATAAAAAAGCTAAAAGGGCAAGAGAGAAAGTTTTTCGCTGATTACGGCTCTTTTATGCACCTTATCATTCAAAAATATCTTACTGGCGAGTTAAAAAAGGACGAGCTTGTCGGCTACTATCTTTTGCATTTTCGAGAAAATGTAGTCGGCAAAGCTCCTACATATTCAATTTTTCAAAATTACTTCAAGCAAGGAATAGATTATTTGAAAAACATAGAATTTCCAGAAGAGGAGATTATAGGTGTTGAAGAAGAGGTTTTGTTTAATTTGGACGATAAAAACTTTATAGGATTTATTGACAAAATTTCGGAGCGTGGTGGAGTTGTTATAACCGATAATAAATCAAGAGATTTAAAAGAAAGAACAGGCAAAGCTAAGCCAACCAAATCCGATAAAGAGCTTGATAAATATCTGCGGCAACTTTATATATACTCAATGGCAATAGAACAAAAATACGGTGTTTTGCCCAAAGAATTGGAATTCAATTGTTTTAGAACACAAAAGGTTATTAATGAACCATTCAATATGGATGAATACGAAAGAACTAAAGAATGGGCGCTCAAAACAATAAGTGACATTTCTAATGAAACGGAGTGGAATCCTAATGTTGAATGGTTTAAATGCAAGTATTTATGTGACGTATGCAATCAATGTGAATACTACCAAATGTTTGGAGATAAAGCAAAAAGTATCGGAGGTGATGCTTAATTGAATGTATGCGACATTAAAAACATTGAAAGTGAAGCTGGAATTATAGCATCTATTGTTATGAAGCCAGAATTCACATTTTACTCAGAACAATTAAAACCAAATCATTTTTCAGACACTCAAAACGCCTATATATATTATGCTGTTTGCGAGCTTGCAAAGCGAGGAATTGAAAAGGTGGACTCTTACAACATTACAAATATTTTGAATATGAAAGAAGCTACGAAAAAGCAAACAGAAACAATTACAATTCAGGCACTAAATGACCTTATAGACGTCGCAAAGGTTATTGCGAGAGAGTCTGTTGAAGAATATAAACTTCTGGTCGCAAATGTACTGGATGCGGCTTTTAGAAGGGATACATATAACAAACTTGTAGAATGTGAGCGATTATGTTTTAACAGTTCAGAAAGTGATATTGAACAAAAAATTTATTCAGCACTTGATGACGTTATGATGGAATTTTCTACAACTACTGAAGTTCCGCAATATAAAGATGTGGTCGATTCTCTGTGGGGTGAGATTGAAGCCAGACAGGACAGCGGAATGGCTGGAATACCTTTTAAATTTGATACCTTAAATACATATGCAACAATTGAACGTGGCGAGCTATTCATCTTTGCGGCGGAAGCAAAACAAGGCAAAAGTATGATGCTTTTGAACTGTGCGGTTGATTTATTAAAACGAGATGTAGCAGTCCTCTACATTGATAGCGAATTAAATTCACGTATGTTTACTTGTCGATTGATAGCTCATTTGACAGGGATCGAATTTAATCGGTTAAAAGCGGGAAGATATACCCAAGAAGAAAAGGTGAGGATTGAACAGGCAATTGGTTGGTTAAAAACAAAAAAATTCACCCATTTATATATGCCAATGTTTGATGCTCAAAGCATATATACCGCAGTAAAAAAGGTAAAACATACACAGGGTTTAGATGTTTTAATCGTTGATTACTTTAAAGGCAAAGGCGAAGGAGATGCATTCGACTCTTACCAAGAATTGGGAAGGTTTGTCGATATGGTAAAAAATCAGATTTGCGGTGATATGAATATTGCTGGTATAGGAGCAGCACAGGCAACTGCTTCAGGGAAGGTTGCAGACAGTGCAAAGATTGGACGAAATGCTTCAACTATAGCACTTATACAAGATAAAACACCTGAAGAAGTTGAGGCAGACGGAGTTGAATGTGGTAATAAAAAACTTCGTATATGCCTTAATAGAAATGGTGCTCAGATGTCACCAGATGAATACATAGATTTATTTTTTAACGGTAATGTAATAAGTTACGAGGAAGCAAAACAACATATACCAATTACCCCATATTAAACCGGAGGTCTTTTATGGAAGTTGATGATATTTTAGAACAGGTTGATATTTTAGAATATATATCGCAATACTGTGATTTTGAAGAAAAAAATGGAGAGTGGTGGGCACTATCTCCATTCAAAGACGAAAAGACCCCATCGTTTTCCGTGAATACGGACAAGCAGAAATTTTATGATTTTAGTTCGGGTGCGGGCGGCAACCTGATATCTTTTATTCAAAGGTATAACGACTGTGGTTTTATAGAGGCATTAAATATTTTAAAGAAATATGCCAATATCACAGAGAGTTCTGGGCAGGTTGTCGGTCGGCTTGAAAGCACAAAAATTGCAAAGAGGTTTAAAAAGAAATCACCTGCCGAAAAAGAATCAAAAAGTGTGATACTACCAACTAACTATATGGAGAGATATGAGTTTAATACTGATAAACTACAGGAATGGGTCAATGAAGGTATTAGCTTGGAAACGATGAGGAAGTTCGGTGTTCATTATGACTCTTTTTCAAACAGAATAGTTTTTCCTATCAAAAATTATTCAGGGGATATCATCAATGTATGTGGACGTACTTTAGACAAAGATTTCAAAGAAAAAGAAATAAGAAAGTACACATATTTCAAACCGCTTGGTTATCTGGATACCTTATATGGGTTTTCAGATAATGTGCAAGCCATACTGGAAAAGAAAGAGATAATAATTTTTGAAGGCTGTAAGTCAGTTATGCTTGCAGACGAATGGGGAATTAAGAATTCATGTGCAATTTTAACATCTCACTTAAACCCACAACAGCTTATCTTTTTAATAAAGCTTGGCATTAGAGTGGTTTTTGCTTTGGATGAAGATGTGAATATAAGAGATGATGATAATATACAGAGATTGAAAAGATATGTAAGAATTGAATGGGTAAAGAATTTTGACAATCTCCTATCGCCTAAAATGGCTCCAGTTGATGCAGGTTTTGAGGTTTGGAAGAAATTATACGAGAGGAGGAGGTCAATAAATTGAGTAATTACGTTATTTATCATTTACATAGTGATTTGTCTAATGGTGTAACAAACATAGATTCAGTTACAAAGTTTAAGGAATATATTGAGGCTGCAAAAGAATGTGGAATGAAAGCATTAGCTTTTTCAGAACACGGCTCGGTATTTGAATGGTATCATAAAAAGCAAGCAATAGAAGCGGCTGGTATGAAATACATTCACGCAGCAGAAGTTTATTTAACTGAAACACTTGATGAAAAAATAAGAGACAATTACCACTGCGTTTTAATTGCACGAAATTACGAAGGGTTTAAGGAGCTTAATAAGCTTGTATCCAACTCTTTTAACAGAAAAGACAATCATTTTTATTATGTTCCTCGAATTTCTTTTGAGGAGCTTTTTAATACAAGCAATAATATTATTTTCACTACTGCCTGTATTGGCGGAGTTTTACATAAAGCTGAGGAAAAAACCAAGACGAGGTTTTTGAATTTTATGTCCAAAAACAAAGAGAGATGTTTCTTTGAAGTTGGACATCACATTGATGAAAAACAAGTTAAATATAATCAATATCTTAAAGGTTTATCGGAAGAATATGGTATTCCACTCATTGCCGGTACTGACACTCACGTATTGAACGAGGTACACGAAAAGGGAAGGAGTATCTTGCAACGCTCAAAAAACATTTATTTTGAAGGTGAAGATAAGTGGGATTTAAAGTTCCACAGCTTTCAAGAAATAGTTGAAGCATATAAAATTCAGAATTCACTACCCAAAGAGGATTATATGCAAGCGATAGACAACACAAATCGTCTTGCTGATATGGTTGAAGAGTTTACACTTGATACCAACACAAAATATCCGCATATATACGACAATCCAAAGGAAACTTTTAGACAAAAAGTTATGGAAGCAAAAGAAAAAAATCCATATATTAAAGAACGTTATTCGGAAGAACGTATCAACAAAGTAATTGAAGAAGAGTTTGAGGTTTATGAAAAAACCCAATCAATCGACTTTATGTTATTACAAACGTATCTTCGTGAATGGGAAGCGGCAAATGGTATTCAATGCGGATATGGTAGAGGTTCTGTCTCAGGCAGTATGATAGCTTACATTTTAGGTATTACAAAGATGGATAGTTTGAAATTCGACCTTAACTTTTTCCGTTTTATGAACCCCTCTCGTGTCACCAATGCTGATATTGATACGGACTATTCTGGTAAAGACAGAGACACAGTAAAACAGTTTTTATTAAGAGATAAAATGAACCTACCAGAGATTAGGTCGGCAGAAATTATTACATTTAATACTATAGCGATGAAAGGTGCCATTAAGGATGTTTGCAGAGCTTTAAATGTATCACTCAATGAAGCACAACAACTTAGTAATGCAGTTTTCTTAAATGATAAAAAGAAGTGGGAAATTGATGAAAAATGGCGTAAGGAATACCCAGAGGTTTTCACTTATGTGGACATCGTTGATGGAACAATTGTATCTATAGGAACTCATCCAAGCGGTGTATTAATTAGTGATTTGCCAATAGATGAAACAGTTGGTCTTTGCAGTATTTCAACATCTGACTATCCTGTATCAATGATAAATATGAAAGAGCTTGACGACCTGATGTATGTTAAGCTGGATATTCTGGGGTTAGATAATATAGGCGTTATCAATGAGACCTGTAAAATTCTTGGTATTGATAGACTCGATCCTGATAATGTTGATTTGGATGACGAAGCAGTGTGGAAGAGCATTCGTGACGATACGACGCTGATTTTCCAATGGGAGTCAAACTCAGCGCAAGCATACTTAAAAAAGTTTATGTCGGACTCCACTATAGCAAAAGCTAAAGAGGTCAATAAAGATTTCTCGTATATTAAGTGGCTATCTTTTGGTAACGGATTAATTCGCCCCGGATGTGCAAGTTTCCGTGATGATATTGCCAATGGTAATGTGAATGTTACAGGTTTTAAAGAGTTAGACGATGCGTTGGCTATGACCTTTGGACGCATTACAATGCAGGAAGATATTATGCGTTTCTGTAAAAATTTCTGTGGTTACTCAGATGCCGAAAGTGATACGGTAAGACGAGGAATTGCCAAGAAAAAAGGCACAGAGCAATTCATCGGAGAAATTCACGATAGATTTCTTGATTTTTCAAATGTTACATTTAACGTACTAACAGAGAAGCTTGAAGAAATTTTCCCACCAATTAAACAGGGCATTTTGGATGCGAGTGATTATGCATTTTCTTGGAATCATAGTGATGCCTACAGTCTAATTGGTTATATTTGTGGATATTTGCGTTACTATCATCCTATTGAGTTTATTACTGCCGCTTTAAACATTTTTAAAGATAACGCAGAGAAAACGGCGGCAATAGTTAAGTATGCAAAAAAGGTTGGGGTAAAAATAACATCTCCCAAATTTGGATATTCAAAAGGAGATTATTTCTTTGACAAGGAACAAAACATAATTGCAAAAGGTTTAACATCTGTTAAATTTATGAGCGAATCCATTGCAGATGAAATTTATAAACTGTCAAAGAGCAAAAAATATACATATTTTATTGATTTATTAAGCGATATTTATAGCAAAACATCAGCAAATTCCAGACAAATTGATATCTTGATTAAGATTGATTATTTTACGGAGTTTGGAAATCAAAGAGAGCTTTTAAGAATATGCGATATATTTGAAATGTTTAAAAAAGGTTCTGCAAAACAGATTAAAAAAGAAAGTATTGCAGATACACCAATTGATAGCATTGTAAAAAAATATGCAAATGACAAAACAAAGAGTGGAGCTGAATCAAAAAGTTATATTCTTTTGGATGTTGTTGCAATAATGCGAGAATGTGAGCAAATGCTGAAAGATACAAATATGCCAGATTTAAGCGATATATTAAAGGTCAAAAATTTTTCGGATATTATGGGTTATACAGGATATGTGTCCGGCAAAGATAATGACCGCAGAAAACTTTTTGTAAAAGAGGTTTATCCTCTAAAAAGAAAAAGAGATGGCGTTCAATTTGGTTATAGCATTATAACACAGTCAATAGGCAGTGGAGTAGAAAGCCGTTTTACAGTATTTAACAAAATATATAATAACGATCCTATTAAAAAAGACGATATTATATTGTGTACAAATTATGATAAAGACGGCTCATACTTTACTCTAACAGCCTATTCACACATTTATGAATAGGAGTGATATTAGTGCTGAACTTAAATCTTGAAACTGCCAAATTTATTAAAAATGCGGATAATACATATACCGTTTATCAGCCAATCGGCAAGGATAGCGTATTGAAGTTGCCAAGAGTGGTTATTGACATCAAAGCAGAGGCTTTGGTGGATGAATCAGTAGGAGATTTGTGGCAAGTAATTGATCGGGAAAAGCCTTCAAAAATCTCAAAAATATTAAACAAGATAAAAGCTTGTTTGAGAATTCGGAGGTAAAAGTTTTGAAAAAATGCAATATGTGCGGCAAGGATTTTGATTTTTGGGACACTCAAGAAGATTTTTCTCTTGAACGAAATGTTGGATATGGCTCAATCCACGACGGAAGCAAAGTTTCCCTAAATCTTTGTTGCGATTGTTTTGATAAAACAATGGATATGATTTTGCCAATGTGTAAAATCAATCCAATTACAGAGGTAGAATAAATGAGAGAAGATTTCTTTGACAAACTTGTTGATACTGGCAAAATATATTGGACACGAAATACTGATACAAGATGGGAAGACATACTAACCCCATTTATGAATAAGTACGAGCCTTTTGATTTCAAGGATACATTAACTTATGTGAGTAGTAATTGGTCTGAAAATTGTTTTGTTAAGGCAATAGTTGATGTTGAGCCAGAAGAAGTCGATATTGATGAATTTGAAAGAGTATTAAGCAGAGGTTAATTATGAATAAGCAAGATGAAAAAATGCTCAAGAAAACTTTTGAAGAAGGTTTTCAAAAAAGCTTTAACGATGGAATGTTGCAAGCTGGAAGAGCAATATGCAAAGTAATTCACGATAAAGCAACAAACACAAAGAAATCTCCTGAAGAAAGAATTGCTGATATTGTTAAATTCTGCGAAGTATCTTTGGGAAATAAAAAGCAAAAGGGATGATGCTTTTGCACAACGATAATACGATAGAACTATTCGATAACTATGGCATTATTTATGTCCAAAATACACCGTTTTACTTTGATTTAGACGACCTTGATATTGTAGAGAGCAGAGTGTGGTATAAGGACAAAGATGGTTATTTAACACATAACTATTTTTATGCCGGAAAGCTATGTTTTGCAAGGTTTCATAGGATTGTTATAAATGCAAAACCAAATGAGTTTGTTGACCACATCAACAAGAATAGAGCAGACAATCGAAAATCCAATCTAAGAACCTGTAAGCGTTCTGAAAATATGCGAAATAGAGGTTTGCTCTCTACAAACAAATCGGGTATTACGGGAGTTCATTATGATAAACAAAGAAATAAATGGACGGCAAGTATTACATATAACTGTAAAAAATTATTTATCGGAAGGTTTGAATTAAAGGAAGATGCTATACGGGCAAGGTTATTTAAAGAGATTGAGCTTTTTAAGGATTTTGCACCGCAAAAAGCATTGCTGGAGGTTTACGGTGAAATTTGAAAATACAGAAGTGTGGGGATTTGAACACGCACTTAGAGGTATGAGAAATCCAAAAAATAGTTGGGATAAGAGCGACAGCGGATGGACAAAAGATATTGCAAATGAAAACCACGAGCCAGCTATTATGTGTGGAGAATACGGATTTTTCATTGGTGAAAATGATTTAAGGCTTGCACAAACACTTATCCGTGCAGGTAGCGAACATAGAAAATTTATGAGGCAGATATTTGTTTCTGTTGATATTACAGCTCCACTATATTGGTGGAAAGAATTTGATACATATAAGGTTGGTACAGTTGCCAATTCAACAAGCACGATGCACAAAATCACAAGCAATCCTATAACAATTGATTGTTTTGAAATTGATGACTATCAGCCAGAATTTTCTCTTAATAATGACGGTGTTCATAAATTAATTGATGGATTAGAAGAGTTGAGAAAATATTATTTGACTTATGTTGAAAAATCAAAACTTGAACACTTATCAGAAGCAGAGAGAAAGCATTGTAAGGCACAGGCAAAGTATTACTGGAAAGAGTTAATTCGATGGTTGCCAGAAAGTTGGTTGCAGACCAGAACAGTAACAATGAATTATGAAAATTTACTTGCTATGTGTAGTAAAGGTCAAAGACGTTTTCATAAACTTAACGAGTGGTCGGGCATAGATGATGTTAATTTGTCAAATTTTATTTCTTGGGCTCGCACATTGCCTTATTCACAAGAGTTTATCTTCATAGATGAGGTTGGTGAGAGCGCATGAGAAAAGAACAAGATTGGACAGGCAACAAGAAAACTACGTTTGCTACATTAGGAGCGAGCAATCATACAGACCACGAAAGAGCAGAGCACGACTATTATGCAACTGAGCCATTAGCGGCTGATTTAATATGTAGTGTAGAAAAGTTTGAAGGTGGTATTTGGGAAAATTGTTGCGGTGAAGGACATTTATCCAAAAGGTTTAAGGAGCTTGGATACGATGTTGTTGACACAGATTTGATTGATAGAGGTTACGGTGTCGGTGGAGTTGATTTCTTTGAATGCGATAAAGCTCTCGCACCAAACATCGTTACAAATCCGCCATATAAATATGCGAAAGAATGGGTTGAACATTCTTTGAAGTTATTGGACGATGGTAATAAATTAGCTTTATTTCTTCCTATTCAGTTTTTAGAAAGTGATTCAAGAAGAGAGCTTTTTATTGCTACACCACCTGAGACGGTATATGTTTGTGTTAATCGAGTTCTTTGCGGTATGAATGGTGATTTTACAGCAAAAGACAAAGAGGGTAACACAATTTACAATAGAGATGGTAGTCCAAAGAGAATGTCATCTGCTAAATGTTACGCTTGGTTTGTATGGACAAAGGGGTATGCAGGCGACACAACAATTAAGTGGATAAATTAAATACATATAAGGAGAACACAGATGGAAGATTTAAAAAATAAGATTAATGACGGCGGAGAGCGTATTTCATACGGTGAAAACAAAGCCATCAGAGAACCATCAATAGGCAAGGGAAGATATGATTTAATCTCACCTTTTGCTGTTCGTAGATTAGCAGAGTGGTATGAGCTTGGTGCTCAAAAGTATGCAGATCGTAATTGGGAAAAGGGAATACCTTTTTCAAGATGTGTAGACTCAGCTAAAAGACATTTGGATAAGTATGTAATGGGTATGACAGACGAAGACCATCTTGCAGCAGCGGCTTGGAATATTTTCGCAATTATGCACTATCAAGAGCTTGGTATGTGGGAGCTGGATGATATGCCTCATTACATCAAAGGTGAAGAAAATGAATAAGAAAAAGCTTACCATTCTGATTGATATGGATGATACAATTGAAAATTTATTAGAATGTTGGGTTAACGAATTAAACAAGGCTTATGGAACGGATGTTAAATATGATGAGGTTTTTGTTTGGGATATGACTAAAGTATTTCCATCTTTAACAAAAACAGAGATATACGCTCCATTACATAATCCTAATTTTTGGAGTAAGGTGCAACCTCTTCCGGGAAGCGTTGAGTACATAAAAAGGCTCATTGATGATGGACACAATATTTATATTGTTACAACATCACATTATACAGATATAAAGAGTAAAATTGAAAATGTTTTAGAAAAACACTTCCCGTTTATTTCTTGGAAGAATGTAATCATTACTTCAAACAAGCAATTAGTAAACGGTGATATTTTGATTGATGATGGAGTGCATAACCTTGAGGGTGGAAAATATATAAAAATTCTTATGGATGCACCTCATAATCGTAGTTATGATGCAGAAAAGAACGGAATGTTGCGTGTTTACAATTGGGAAGAAATTTATAATGTGGTGAAATCGCAATTTTGTTGAAAGGAGAATGTTAATAAAATGAACATTTTATATACTACACATTGTCCGAAATGCAATGTTTTAAAAGAGAAGTTAGACGCTGCCAATATTGACTATTGCGAAGTGGATGACGTTGAGAAGATTGCAGCACAAGGAATTGATGCTGTGCCTGTTCTACAGGTCAATGACATTAAGATGAGTTTTTCAACAGCAGTAGAATGGCTAAAGAACAGGAGTGTACGATAAATGAATATACCGTTAAAAATGAACAAAGATTTTGAAAAGGCTATGCTTGTGATGAATGAAAAGTATGGAGAGGATTTTGAAATTCTTAATGGCATACACGAATCACAATTAAACTTTTCAGATTTTATTGACAGTTTTGTAGATAAAAACGTAGCAGATGTAACCATAGATGCAAATGCAAATGCTTCAAGCAAGGACATTAGAAGCCTGTTAAGCGAAAAAGGTAAATCTCACGATAAGTTATTTGCATTTAATAAGATATTTTATGAACTCAAAAAGAAATACAATTTACGTATTGCGAAAGAGTGGTTGGAAACAGAGTACAATGGAGGTTTTTACTTACACGATGCTCCGTCAACAACGTATCTCCCATATTGCTACGCATACGACTTAACAAGACTCGCAACAGATGGTCTTTTCTTTTTGCCTAATTATAATAATCAGCCACCGAAACACCTTACAACATTCGTAGATGATGTAATTGAATATATCAGTTATATGAGTAACAGAAGCTCCGGTGCAGTTGGCATTCCAAATATTTTAATTTGGACATATTACTTCTGGAAAAAAGACTGTGAAACAGGATATGTTATTAAATCTCCAGAGTATTACATAAGACAAACATTCCAAAAGTTGATATACAGACTTAATCAGCCATTTATGAGAATTGACCAGACGGCTTTTGTTAATGTTTCGATATTTGACAGAAATTACATTGAGTCATTGTTCGGTGGGGTTAAATATCCAGATGGAACATATGTCATTGATGAAATTGAAGCTTTAATTGAACATCAAAAGATATTTATGGAAGTTGTGTCAGAAATAAGAAGTGAAAATATGTTTACGTTCCCCGTATTAACATATTCGCTCTTATATCAGAACGGCAAATTTGTTGATGAACCTTTTGCTCGCTGGTGTTCAGATCATAACACGACTTGGAATGACAGCAATTTCTTTGTAAGCGGAGATGTCGGAACTTTATCCAATTGTTGTAGGTTATTATCAGATACAACTAAGCTGAATGCATTTATTAATTCAATTGGCGGAACAGCTTTATCTATTGGCTCTGTAAAGGTTAATACAATCAACCTTATGCGTATTGCTCTTGAGACAGAGTGTGATGAGAAAAAGTACTTGGCTTTGCTTAGAAAGCGTGCTTCATTGTGCTGTAAAACACTTGATGTTGTAAGACATATTATCAAGCGCAATGTTGAAAAAGGTTTATTACCTAATTATCAAGACGGTGCGATTGAAATGGATAAGCAGTATTGTACAATGGGCATTCTCGGCTTGTATGAAGTAATTGAGGCTTTTGGTTTTACAACAACAGACGAGTTTGGCAATACATACTACACTGATGACGGCATTGAATTTGCAAGCAAGATTTTTGAAGTGCTTAACGATGTTAAAGATACATTTACCGAAGAGTATTCGTTTAACATTGAAAGCGTACCCGCTGAAAGAGCTGCCGTAATTCTGTGCCAAAAAGATAATTTATTATACGATTTGAATGACAAGTTCATTTATTCAAATCAATGGATACCGTTATCGACAAAATGTACAATTCAGGAAAAACTTAAACTATCCTCTATTCTTGATGAGAAATGCTCTGGCGGTAGTATTGCTCATATCAACCTCGAAGCTAATTTCCCGAATACAGATATGGCTTGGGAAATGTTAAATAAGATTGCACAATCTGGAGTTATATACTTTGCATTTAATACGAGAATAAATGAGTGTATCAACCACCACGGATTTGTTGGAACTGATATTTGCCCTACTTGTGGCGAAAAGGTTTATGACACATATCAGAGAATTGTAGGTTATTTAGTTCCCACCAGAAGCTATTCAAAGGATAGATTAAGAGAATTTACAACAAGACAATGGTATGAGTATGCGGAGATGTTAAAGGAATGATACGAGAACCGAACACTGAATATGTTCTGTCGTTATCATATGGAAAGGATAGTCTGGCTTGTTTAGGAGCTATACAAAAGCTGGGCTATCCGTTAGACCGCATTATACACGCAGAGGTATGGGCAACTGACACTATACCTGCTGATTTGCCGCCTATGATAGAGTTTAAAAAGAAAGCGGATGAAATAATTAAGCGTACATACGGGCTCGAAGTGGAGCATATTTGCGCAACTTCGAGAGAGAGAGAGAGAGAGAGTTACCTACGAAAAACAGTTCTACTCGAAATACAAGCATAGAAAAAACACCTCTCCCGGAACAAGCGATATGTATGGATTCCCAAGAACAATCGGAGCTTGGTGTAACGACAGGCTTAAAGTCAGAGCATTATCAAAAAGTAACATACGAAAAATTATTCTATCAAATCCCTCAAAGAAAAGAGAGCAAATTGCAGGGAACATACAACGGCTTTCCGATGATGAAGGGAAGTTGGTGTACCAGCAGACTGAAGACAAGGTGTTTTCAAAGAGCTCCATTGCACAAGGAGCTGACATAAATATTGTGCAATACTTAGGAATTGCGGCAGACGAACCTATTAGAATTGCAAGACACGCAGAAAAAGAAGGTATTGTTTTGCCACTCGTAGATATTGGTTGGGATGAAGCCTATTGCAGACAATGGTGTGAAGAAAATGATTTATTATCACCAATATACACTACTGCTACAAGAGGCGGATGTTGGTTCTGCCACAATCAGGGCGTTGATCAACTAAGATTGTTGAGAAAGAACTACCCAGAATTGTGGGAGTTGCTTTTAAAATGGGATAATGATAGCCCTGTAACATTTAAGTCTGATGGGCATACTGTTCACGATTTTGATAAGCGTTTTAACGCTGAGGATATGGGGTTAATAGATATGAACAAAAGATTTAGGTGGAACGATGTTCTTAAATAAAGGAGTGCAGGTAGATGATTGTAAAAACGATTGTTGACGAGGATTTTGTCAATTATAAAAAGCCATCAATGTTTATTGCCTTTCCAACTTGCACTTGGAAGTGTGAAAAGGAGTGTGGAGAGCGAGTGTGTCAGAATAGCACGCTCGCAACAGCTCCTAATATAGAAATTGATGCAGAAAGTATAATCAAAAGATATATTGATAACCCATTAACAAGTGCAATTGTTATTGGCGGGTTAGAGCCTTTTGATAGCCTTCCAGATTTATATGATTTGATTGTAAAATTCAGAAAGCAGTGTAATGACGATATAGTAATATACACGGGTTATACAGAAGATGAACTACATCAAAACACTAAATATGATTTTATTTTTAATCTTGAAAATGATATGCAAATGGTAATTCCAAAATGTGATATGTACGAGCATATTCTTCTTAATTTCAAAAACATTGTTATAAAGTTTGGGAGATTTGTTCCAAACCAAACGCCACATTATGACGGTGTTTTGGGGGTTAACTTAGCATCAGATAATCAATACGCAAAGAGGTTTTAGCCAGATGAATACATTGAGAATTGAAGCATTGCTTGCTGATAAATATGGCTATCTACCCCTTCCACCAGATTTATCAGAGAAATATAGGCAGTTTTTTAAAGATAACACACCAGAGTTCTTGAGATTTGAGGGGGATAGCAAAGGACTTTATACTAAATCCGGCTCTTTAATATGTAATCAATATGACAGAATAGTTGTCGGTGATTATGGAGCTTTTATAGAATTCTCCGAAGAAAATATTGGAAATGAATTTATTATTCAGCCGGGGCAAGAGTATCGTGTTAATGATAAAAAATACAGTAAAAATGTTAAATATATATGGCTAACAATTGATGATAATAGCCAAGTAAAGATATATAAGCAAAAACGAAAAGTAAGATATGCGGATTATTTACCTAAAAAATATTACGTAAGTGTTCATGAGGTATTAATAAATGAAAATAATTAAACATCCTAACACATTGGCGAGTTGTCCAAGGTGTGAATGTATCTTTAAGTTTGATGCATCTGATATATATACTGCAACAGGCGGTAGCAGAAGAGGAGTTCCTATACGTCCTCACACAGCAGTAAAATGCCCTTGTTGCGGAAAAAGCATTGAAGTGTGGGGAGAGAGTAAATCTTTGAAAAAAGAAGAGACAAACCCTTATCCAAAATATAGTTACAATTCAGGATTGGCTGATTTCAGTGGAAAACCTGTTTGGGGTACTGATATTAGATGGTCGTTATGGGAAATAAAACACGGAAGGATACCAAAAGAATAAGGTGTCTGCAATTTTCAATAAAGAACGGAGAATGGGTATGAGATGTAACAATGTTAGGGTAAAAATGTCTTTTTCTGTTCCGATAAACAAACCAGATAACAACGGTGTGATTTATACTGAAGAGGCTTTGAAGAATGCGTATGATAATTGCGAAAAAGTACCGATAATTATGTATGCAGAAGATGGCAAAGAGGTTTGTGTTGGAGTAGTTGAAAAAGCAATATATAATGATGGAATGGTCGAAGTTGATGGTGTTTGTTGGTATGGTGGTACTTCTGAAACAGTTGAACTTGATGATATAAAAAGAGTGTCACAAATGCAAATAACATCTTTTGGGATAACACGTTAGGCGGTGATGCGGTGAGCAAGAAGAAATATAAGGTTGTTACTCTATGCGGTAGCACTAAATTTAAAAATGAATTCATAGAAACACAGAAAAGACTATCATTAGAAGGTAATATCGTCATATCGGTTGGTTTATTCGGTCACTCTGGTGATGATGAGGTTTGGTTGGAAGATACAAAGAAAATGCTTGATGATATGCATAAGCAGAAAATAGATATGGCTGATGAGATATTTGTGATAGACGTCAATGGTTATATTGGAGATAGTACCAGAACGGAAATCGAATACGCTAAATCTAAAGGCAAACCAATTCGTTTCTATAGTGATGATTCTGCATATTACGATGAAGTAGGTGGATTTCACGATGGAGCAGTCGGATGGAATCCAAACGGAATGTGGTGTGGTGAATGCACGATAGCCAGTTGTAAGGATTGTGACGGCAGGCATCTTGTTGAACCACCGCCTCCGCCCCAAGCACCGCCTTTAAGAGTATTACGGGAAGGATTTAGACAATGAGAATTACAACAAATTCAAACAAAGAACTCGTTAATCAAATACGAGAAAAACTAAAAGATAATGACGGTTATTGTCCTTGTAGAGTTCAAAAGAATGAAGATACCAAGTGTATGTGTAAAGAATTTAAAGAACAAATGGGGCGTGGGGAGCTGGGCGAATGCCACTGCGGTCTATACGTTATTGTTGAAGCGTAGGTGATATTCATTGGATGTATATATAGAAATTGAAAGAAATGCATCAAAGGGAGAGTTTGAAGTGATAATCCGGTATGGCGGTGTAATGGAAAAATTTCCAATTCAAGATGCGTTTCAATTATCAGAAATACTGCGGACTATATATAACGAAGAAATAAACATATACGTTGATTGTTATGGATATGGCTCGGCTGTGAGAGATGTGCTTACACGAAACAATATAGATTTTACGCCTATGCAGGTCAAGCGGTATTCAGATTATAGTATGCGTGGACAAAGAGCGAAATTACAATTATATGAAGATAAATGTTGTGAGGAAATTTCAGAAGAAGAATTTTTCAAAATAATTTGTAAGTAAAAGAAAGGTAATAACTATGGGATTAAATTTATTTAAGAAAAAGAAGAAGAAAAACGATTGTAGTATAACGATTACAGCAATTCCAATTGGAAATATTGATGATTTTCATCCGCTACAACTTTTAGGATATGATCCTTTTACTCCGCTAACGAGAAAAATTAACGCTCCAGAAATTAAAGACGTTATCTTTAATGAGCCTGCAACAATTGTTTTCTGGGCTGATGGAAGTAAAACAATTGTGAAGTGTCAGGAAGGCGATACATATTCAAAAGAGGTTGGACTTGCTATGGCAATCGTTAAAAAGATTTATGGAAATAACGGCAAATACAACGAATTGTTTGCAAAATGGCTAAAGGAAGACTGATATGAAGTTTGAAGTCATAAATGATAGAGGCAGAACGGTTATGAGTTGCACCACTGCCTCTTGCATACCCGATGATGAACAACTTGCATCTATGTCAAAGGCTGGATACAAATTTAAAATTGACGGTAAGGCAGTAAGCGTTAAAAAACTCAAAGAAATCAAGAGATAAGGAGAGGCATTTATGTTGTATTTAAGTGAAGCATCAATCGAATTTGCAGTAAAAGAATGTAGAAGACGTAATGGATACACCGTTATTGTTGTAGTTAATAGTCATACTATGTTAGAAAATACATTCAATAATCTCAGATGTATGCTGGATAAATACAATGATGTAAGGTTTCGTAAAAATATGAACAGTGGATGTATAGATTTTAAAAACGGAAGTTATGTTCGTGTTGTACCGGCTACAGAAAATGCACGTGGATACAAATCTCACTTACTAATAATGGATGAATGTGTTGATTATGAGCTTGCTCAACGTGCTTTTTATCACATTGAATGTCGAGAGCAAGCAGATGCACAGCGTAATCATTACCTAATTAGGGAAATGACAAATAAATATTTCTCAGGATATGAACCATCTGTGTATAACTTCAAAACATACACAATGGGTGATTGGGAAAAAGAAATCGAAGATGTCTCTGAGGAAGAATTTTTAAAAGTTTTAGGAGTATAGTAAATTTGAACAGTCAAGCAATATTATATTCAAAGGGTAACAACGATGAATGTATGACGCCTGATTACGGAGTAAAACCAATCATTAAATATTTGGCAAAAGATAAAATTATATGGTGCCCATTTGATAAAGAGGGTAGCGAATTTGTTAAAATCTTAACTTCAGAAGGTTTTAAGGTTGTTTACTCTCATATTGATAATGGACAAGATTTTTATACATATGAACCTGAAAATAGTAAGCAATCCGCCTTTTACAAATAAGAGGAAAATATTTGAAAGAGCATTGAGCTTTAATAAACCATTTGCATTATTAATGTCAAACACTTGGTTAAATGACTCAGCACCTAAACAATTATTTGCAAATAAGCAGTTGCAATTATTGATGTTTGAAGAGCGTATGAAATTTATAAACAACGGCGTTATACAAAATAAAATCACTTTTAGCAGTAGTTATTATTGTTATAATTTGCTGCCAAGAGATATTATAATGGAAAAATTACATAAGAATTAAAGGAGATTATTAATGAATACAATTCAGATTAAATATCACAATAACAATATCGACAAGATAGAAAAAATCTCAAAAGGCGACTGGATTGATTTACGTGCAGCAGAAACGGTAGAGCTGAAAGCTGGCGAATTTAAGATTGTCTCTCTTGGTGTTTCAATGAAATTACCAGATGGATATGAGGCACACATCGTACCACGTAGTTCAACATTTAAAAAGTGGGGCATTTTACAGACAAATCATATGGGTGTTATCGACAACTCATATAGCGGAGATAATGACATCTGGGGAATGCCTGTGTTAGCAATGAAAGATACCGTCATCACAGAAAACGATAGAATTTGTCAATTCAGAATTGTAGAAAAAATGATGGATGTTCAGTTTGAAGAAGTTGAAAAGTTAACTGGACAGGATAGAGGAGGCTTTGGTTCAACAGGAACGAACTAAGGCTTCAAGGAGGTAATCATATGAAAAAGTTTTATATGGTTGACGATGTTGTAAGTATGTTAAATGTTTCTACGGCAACTGCTTACAGAATTATACATAACTTAAATGAAGAATTAAAACAGCAGGGATATATAACCATTGCAGGCAGAGTTCCGACAAAGTTTTTTGACCAAAGATTTTACTCTGAAAGTCAAGAAGCGAATGGTAGAATTCCCGTTTGATATACCGAGGGGTGGAGTAAAATCCATCCCTTATTTTTTTTGCCCAAATTGCCGTACTAAAAACGTACTATTTATTTTTAAAGTCAAAATTTTTTATGATAATATACGCAAAAATTGCGAATAATGATAGGAAAATACACGCAAAGAGACCTCTGATTAAACAGGGGCGTTAGAGTGGGAGTAAAGTATAAACCCCGAAGAAACCGCATAATATCGGGCTTTTCGGGGCTTTCAAAATCTTGTGAGTACTAAAAGCGTACTAATATACGAGTATCGCATAAGTCGGAATTATACGACTTTACTCAATCTGTCAGCAACTTCTTGCTGTTTGTTTGGATACAAGTGCGAATAAGTTTGAAGTGTTGTTTCAATATTCTCGTGCCCAAGTCTTTCTGATACAAGTATTGGCTGGAACCCAAGCTCTATCAGTAGGGATGCGTGAGAATGCCGCAGGTCGTGAACACGAATACGCTTTACACCTGATAAATTACAACCTCGAATCATTTCGTGTGATAAATAACTTTTTGTGCAGGTAAACAATCTGTCGGATGGGTCATATCCGTAGAGTTTATCTGCATATTTTTTTACCAAATCCATTATTTGCTCAGGCAAAGTTACAACCCTTTTACTCTTAGGTGTTTTAGGTGTCTGTATCAAATCCTGACCGTTAAACCGCACAAAGCTCTTGTTAATACTAACCGTATTTCTATCAAAATCAAAATCGTTAAGCGTCAAAGCAAGCAATTCTCCTTCTCTCATTCCGCTGTAAAAGAATAAAGGGAAGATAACCTCTGACATAGGCTTGTCTTTTATTACTTCGTAAAACTCTTTAAACTCGTCTATTGTCCAGAACAATAATTCCTCTGCATACTTCTTACCCATACTTCCACATCTGTGCATAGGGTTAGAAGCGATATATTCGTTGTTTACAGCGAAGTTTAGGATAGCCGACATCTGATTATTAATCGTCTTCAAATACGTCTGAGAATAGCCGTTTTTGTGCGTAATAAGCTTATCCTGCCACGTGCGTAATGTACTTGCCTTAATATCCTTTAATTTCATATTTTTGAAATATGGCAACACTTTATCTCGAATCATATAACACTTGTTTTCATAAGTGGTAGGTTTCAGACGAGCTTTACAATGCTCCATATACTTCACACAGAAGTTTTCAAAGGTTATATCCGAATCAACACTACAACTATTAAGGAAATTTCGCTCCCATTCTTGAGATTCTCGTTTGGTCGCAAAACCTTCCTTTTTCTTTTGCTTTCGAGCACCCGTCCAATCAGTATAATAGAACTTGCAGTACCACGTTCCTCTCTGGGTGTTCTTAAATGTTGGCAATTGAGTACAGTTCCTCCTTTCTGATGGCGCAAAAAAATCCGACACAACTACATAGCACCATCGTGATATATAAATTGCGTCGGATAAAACCTCGACTTTGCGTTCACAGAGGAACGGAATAATAAAATATTATATCATAATTATTCCCTAAAGTCAATATGAAACGGGAATTTTATAAACATTTAGCGGTAAAAAGTTGGGAGCCAACAATGAAAATTGTAGCTCCCTATTATGTTTTAGGACGGTAGTTACGTCCGCTCGATACGGGTTTTAAGTCTCCGTTCCGACAATTAGTGTCCAACATCTATGATTGTTAATTTATTCATAGCAGGCTGAACGATGCTGTGCATATATCCATCTCCGTCCACATCCTCATAATCTTTAAACAAACGCCAGAAGGCATCTGACTCCATTTTTGTCCAAGATAGGGAAGGGTTGGAGTTGGGATTTGTATAATGCCTGTAATGTTCAAGCAATTTATCTTCAAGCCTATTTCTTTCTTTTGTTTTAGCACTTTCCTCAGACTTTGACATTCTTTCGTCAAGTTGCTTCATATGCTGTGCTAAATCCATTTGAAGCTCTCTTAAACCTTGAATTTCGCTTTTTAATTCGTGTTGTATCTCAACACTTTGTTGACGATATTCAGGATATTTTCTTACTGCACTAAGAGCTTCGTTTAACTGCTCTTCGTGTTTTCTTTCAGATTCGTGTACGTTTATCATATGTTCACGAATCTTTTTGTAAACCATATAAAGAAAAACTCCAGCAAGTATGATTTCTACAACGTGCAGAATGGTGACATCACCAAATAGCTTTAAAAATTCATCCATTCCCTTCATCTATTATCCCTCCTTGTCCGGAGAAACAATAGATGCAACATCTTCATTTGTAGAAAGAAGATTTCTCATTTCTACAAGTGCGTCGTCTACATATTTACTAAACATTTCAAAGGTTAATACTTTTGCTATCCACGGGAATTTTTCAACAAATTTATCGTAAACCGTTGATAGTTTAATTTTTCCTGTGCCACTACCATATTCTTTTTCGGCAAGAGTTACAGCTCCAAGAAGCCAACCCTTAATCTGTTCATACTGTTCGTCTTTAGAAAGCGGAATGAATTCTTTCACCGCAACCACAGTAATTACAACGATAGCGATTAACCAAACAATTTCAGCCCAATATGTAACTAAAAAATTTACTATGTTATTCATAGAGCAATTCTCCTTTATCAAGTCATATTTTTATATAATCTGTGAAGAAAAACAATAACATCCTGTCTTGTACAGTTTGTGTGCAGTTTTAGGTTTCCTTTATCGTCGCCGAATAAAATGCCTTTATCTAACGCACTCTGTACTGCATCAATTGCCCATTCATCAGGGGAATTGTCTACACCGTTATCAACAACTTCTTCAACTGGTGGTGTAGGTTCGGGTTTCGGTGTATCAAGATTGACTGTTTCAACATATTCTGCATATAAATAGCCAGTACCAATTTCAGGATATTCTACTCTATACCAACCATTACTTGTCTTTGCCGAAATGATAACTTCATCTCCAGCGGTATGTTGTCCGATAATAGAAGAAGATGTGGTAGGCATTTTTCTCACATTTAATGTAGTTGCAATTACTTTTCCATAAAGATTTACAGCCTGTTCAGCAAAATCCACAGAACCATTTATTGCGTTGTAAACATCTTTTCTGAAACCATCCATCGTATAACCCATATTTAAGCCGTTCCAGAGGTGCTCAGGGTCTCCGTGGTTACTTGCTATACCTCTCTTGTGTCCTTCCCTGTGCGAGACGATTACGCCGTCTCCAAGCGGGTTTAAACCGTATTCCTTGCAGAGATATGCAAATAACTCAACTGCCGCATCATACGTTCTTTTGACACAGGCTTTTGCTTTTGCAGTATCCGAGCAAGTAAAAGAAGAACCCCCTGTATATTTAATACAAGAAGGCTCACACATTTCTATACCGATATGAGTATTGTTTGAAGAACCGCCACCGTGCCATCCTCTGTGATTCCAAGGTAGGCACTGATATACATTACCATTATTAGCATCAATAAACCCGTGAACACAAGCAGTATTATACGTAGGCTTATTCCAATTACGAATGAAAACTTCTGCCGATGGCTGAGGACAGCCAACGCTATGTAACATCAAGCCTTTTACAGTAATTTTTCTGCCCGATTTATAACACGGATTTTGAGTCATAATACTTTGTATTAGATTCATATAATCACCGCCTTATCTTACGAGTTCATCAAGTTATAAAGTCTGTTAATAAAAATCAAAACTTCCTGCCGTGTACAAATGTCGTGTAGTTTATAATTTCCTGTATCATCACCGAATAGGATTTTGTTCTCAACAGCCCAATTAATAGCCTCTTCAGCCCATACATCGGGCGTGTTATCTCTTATTGTGTTAGCCATATCGTTTCCTCCTAACAATCTCGATTATTTTCTTGTTCTTTTGTGGTGTGGTTAAGTCTGCTTCCATATTTACTCACGTTTTCAATTGTTTTTGTGACAAAATAGGGGATAACTACACCTATTACTGCGGTCACAATGGTCTTTGAAAGTGTTTCCGCAATTTCGGTTTTACCAAACCACGCCAATATATATGAGCACCACATCATAGCAATTGAGTTAACCAATATAAAGTTGAGCATTCTTTTGTGGTACTCTTGCTCATTATGTTTTTTAATCTTTTTTATGAGATTAGCAATAAACTTCAAAAGAATTACCTCCCTCAATCATTAAAATGCTGACCAAATAATTCAAAATAATAGTTGTCCATTTTACGAATTAAATGATATGTATTTCCATATGAAGCGTGGGCACGCCAACTACAATACGAATCCTTGATTTTTCTCATAGTCATCGTGCCCTCACTGTAACATTTTGCAAATTTCTTTAATTTGCGTTTAACATTCTCCTTGCTTCTTTTACGAAGCTTGCAGACCACCTTACCCGTATCTGTCAGATAGGTATGAAATCCCAGAAAGTCAATTCCGTTCTTCATCGGAAGAATTTGTGTTTTCTTATTAAGCTCCAAACCATACTCCGTCAAATAGTCGGTAATGACTTTGAGGCAATATTGCAAATATGCTTTGTCTTTGTGTATTAAATAAAAATCATCAACATATCTGCCGTAGCCTTTAATATGTAATTTTTCTTTTATAAGATGATCCATATCATTAAGTAATATTAAGGCGTATAATTGACTGCTTTGATACCCGATAGGGAGTCCAACACCATTATCTATGCTGACAGAATCAATAATGATATTAGATAGCCATTCGATATCTGCATTGTCGAATAATTTATGTATCTTCTCTTTTACCAAATCGTGGTTGATGTGAGCAAAGAATTTTTTAATATCACACTTTAAAATCCACCCGTCAGCATAATGACCTTGCTCAACCGGCACGAAAGGTAAATTATTTTCTCTTCTATATTTTTCAGCAGCGGCTTTGTTTGAAAAGAAATAGTGACGTAAATGCCCCTGTAATCTATCCAAACCAAAATGAATTCCTTTACCAAATTGTGACGCATAATTGTCATATATAAATTTGTTGCAAACCATAGGATATAAAACGTTGTCACAATACGAATGTTGAACTATCTTATCTTTAAAAGGGCAGGACTCTATATTTCTTTCTTTGGGATAATAAACAGTAAATTTGTTTGATTTCCCAGTAGAGTAATGTCTATCTTTTAATTCATCAGATAATTGCACGCATTCAGTAAGCATATTAATTTCAAATTTGTTTGCAGAAGGATTATTAAGCTTGCCGTGCCGAGAATTATAAAATGCTCGTTTTATATTTGAAAATCCATAAATTTCTTCGTACATTTTCTCATACTCCTTAAATTCAGTTTCCATTGTGTATAGCCAGTGTTCAAAGACACAGTGCATCAACGGTTTTGTATTTATCCTATAAAGGACGGGATATGCTTTCCTTTGGTAGTGAAGATGTTGTTTTCAGCCTATTGCTTACTTAGTCTAATCATATCACCGAAGCGGGACGGACACCCAAAATGCCATTATACGCATTGCAATAGTTGTAATCACCGTCACGATTGACGTACCTGACGTTGTAACCATTGTCGGCATTGGGAGAACGGAGCAATATTTCAAAACATACCCCAATGTATATTAAAAATTAGAACGTTTACTGTCTGCATTTTTCCACGACAGTATCATTCTTTTTACATCCATAACCTGTCTAACCCAATACTCGCAGCTCTTGTCATTTATATAATTTTCATCAAGTGAAAGCTCAATGTAGAGCAAAAGAATATCACACATATAAATAGCCTCAGACTGACAGAGTTGTCTTCTGTCAAACTGGGCTTTTATATTTGTGTTCATATAATTTGCTTTCATTAAAAGTTTGTATATTTCAATGACAGTTTTCTGCATTGGGTCAACAAGAGTAAATCGTGCTTTCTTAGGATAGCGTTCAGAATTATTTGTAAGTTTCATTGTGTGCTTTATAAGCCTTTTAGTGAGAACGATTACTTTTAGTTCGTCGTTCTTATTAAAAATTTCCTGAGACCTTTGATTCATTCATAACGCTCCTTAAATATAATATTTTGGTTTCTCTTCGTTGAATAGCCAATATCTTAGGTAGTCGTCCAATATAATTGCAACTGCGGTTAAGAAATACCAAGCAAAAGCAAATGGCAGACAAACTTGTCCTAAGATGTTAAATGGAGTGTTGGAATAATCCCAAATATTGAGATTTAACCATAAATTTAATACGCATCCAAAAACAAATTCAAGTAAGAGTACCAAAAGAGTTCCTATCAAACATTGAAGCCAAAGTGGAGTTTTCCACGGTAAATATTCGTTGATTAATCCAATAAATATAAAAGCCAATCCACCCAGTAGAAACATAGTCCAA